TATCGCCTGGACGTGCGACTAAGCCAGCTCACGCGACCGCGAATTAGGAGATTGTTTTGGCACCACGAGGACGTAAGCCCAAACCGACCTATCTGAGGCTTCTACAGGGCAATCCAGGCAAGCGATCCATCCCGAAGGACGAGCCGAGGCCAAGGGTGACTAGACCGACCCGCCCGCAATGGCTCTTGCCCGAGGCAAAGCGTGAATGGTCCCGTGTCGTGGCTGAACTTGACCAACTTGGATTGCTGACCATCATCGATAGGGCGACGCTCGCAGGCTATTGTCAAGCCTATGGCCGAGCTGTTGAGGCTGAAAAAGTGCTTGCTGAAAGCGAAGAGGGAATGAGTTACACCACCGATAGCGGACAGAGAAAGCCGTTGCCTGAAGTTGCCATTGCTGAGCGAGCCTGGCAACTCGTGAGGGCCTACGCAGCGGAATTCGGTTTCACGCCGGCAAGTCGGACGCGGATAGCGACGCCCCAGCGCGAGCGCGAACCCGATGGCCTAGAGGAGTTCTTGCGACGTGGTAATCAAAACTAGGTGCGCGGTCGACACCTACGCCCACGCCGTCGTCGAAGGCGGCGTTTCTGTTTGTAACTTGATTCGCCTTGCCTGCGAGAGGCATCTGCATGATCTAGAGACAGGCGATGCAAGGGGACTGCATTTCGATGAACAGGCGGCAGATCGGGCCATTGAGTTCTTTGGCTTCCTGAAGCACTCCAAGGGCGAATGGGCTGGGCAACCGTTCATCCTTGAACCTTGGCAGCGATTCATCATTGGCAATCTCTTCGGCTGGAAGCGAACGGATGGAACTCGCCGCTTCCGCTTTGCCTATTGTGAGATGCCCAGAAAGAACGGCAAATCGACCTTGGCATCTGCCGTCGGCCTGTTGCTCTTCATCGCGGATGATGAACCTGGGGCTGAGGTCTACACGGCAGCGACCAAACGCGATCAGGCCCGCATTACACATGGCGAGGCGACTCGGATGGTGAAGGGGTCGCCTACTTTGCGCCGATTGGTGCAAATCTTCAGGGACAACCTGAGCATCGAGGGAACGGCCTCCAAGTACGAACCGCTGGGTGCAGATGCTGACACAATGGACGGCCTGAATGTGCATGGGGCGATAATCGACGAGGTTCATGCCCATCCGACCCGCGAGGTCGTCGATGTTCTAGAGACAGGGACGGGTGCCCGGCGGCAGCCGCTCATCTTTGAGATCACGACCGCCGGTTTTGATCAGGAGTCGATTTGCTATGAGCACCATGATTACTCAGTCCAGATACTCGGCGGCGTGATTGAGGATGATACATGGTTCACCTTCATCGCTGCAATGGACGAAGGCGATGACTGGACTGACCCGCTCACCTGGCGGAAGGCGAATCCTAATCTTGGCATCTGCGTCAAAGAGGACGATCTACAACGCAAGTGCGACAAGGCCCAAAACCTTCCAGGGGCGCAGAATGCTTTCCTACGCCGGCATCTGGGTGTCTGGACGGAACAATCCGAGCGCTTTATTGATCTGTCCCTCTGGGATGAGAACGCCGGCAGCATCGACGAGTCTGCCCTCCAGGGCCAGGTCTGTTATGGCGGGCTAGACCTGGCGGCCGTAAAGGACATGGCCGCCTGGCTGCTGCTCTTTCCACATGACGATGATCCAGAAGAGGTCGACGTGCTGGTCCGCTTCTGGTGCCCGGAGGCGCGGCTGACCGATAGGGAAAACCGTTATCGCCATCAATATCGGGCTTGGGCAGAAACCGGCATTTTACAGGTGACGCCCGGGGATGCTATCGACTATGACTTCATCGAGAAGCAAGTGCTGGAAGATGCCAGCATCTTCGGGCTCGTTGATCTGAATATTGACAGACTCTTCCAGGGTTACCATCTGGGAATGAAGTTGCAGGCGGAGGGCCTGAATGTTGTGGGGTTCGGCATGGGCTTCCTATCGATGGCCGGACCGATGAAAGAGGTTGAGCGCCGTCTGCTGAACCGCAAGATTCACCACGGTGGCAACCCAATCCTGCGCTGGAATGCGGCGAATCTGGTAGTAAGCCAGGACGCGGCAGGCAACCTGAAGCCTGATAAGGCCAACTCGCAGGGAAAGATTGATGGCTTCGTGACCTTAGTGATGGCGCTGGACCGGGCGATGAGGCACCGCGACGAATTGGAGTGGAGATCACTATGAAGTGGACGAAGGCGCTGGCAGCACCATTCCGGGCGGTCGGCTCCGGACTCAAAGAATTCACGATGCGCTGGAGCGGCCAAGGGCGCTCCTGGTGGTCTCTTCTTCTGCCGCGGACGAAGTTCGACTATGCGAAAGAGGTCGGGGACGGCACGGGATCCAGCATCGTCGTTGCGGTCGTCGGTTGGATAGCCCGGAACTTCCCTGAAGCACCGATCATAATTACGAGGGAAAAGCCTGATGGTCAGCGCGATAGGGAACTGGCCCATCCGCTGCCGGAATTGATTGAGCGTCCTAATCCCTTCTACAGCGGCGTCCTGATGTGGATGGCCACCATCGTTGACCGTGCGGCAACTGGCAATACCTACTGGCTGAAGATTCGCTCTAATGCAGGGCGGGTCGTGCAACTCTGGTGGGCGCCGTCTTTCACAGTGGAACCGAAATGGCCTCTCGATGGCCAAACCTTCATCTCGCACTATGAATACAAACCCGATCCAGCTCGTGAGGCGATCAAGATAGAACCCCATGATATCGTTCACTTCCGATATGGGATTGACCCCAACAATGTCCGCAAGGGTCTGTCGCCGCTTCGTTCTCTACTCAGGGAGATATTCACGGATGATGAGGCGGCCAACTTCACCGCCAGCCTGATGCGTAACCTGGGTATCCCTGGGGTTGTGATAGCGCCTGAAGGCCAGAATGTAGGTCTCAAGAAAGAGGTGGCTGAGGAGATTAAGCAGGACTTCATGGCCAAGTTCGGCGGCGACAAACGCGGCGAACCGATGATCATGTCGAGACCCACCAAGGTTCAGGTTCTTTCCTTCTCGCCGGAACAGATGAATCTCCGTGATCTTCGGCGTGTCCCTGAAGAGCGCGTGTCGGCTGTGTTTGGAGTGGCCGCTGTAGTGGCCGGTCTGGGGGCTGGCCTGGACCGTTCGACCTTCACGAACTTCGGGGAGGCCCGTGAGGCGGCCTATGAGGAGAACATCATCCCGACGCAGCGCCTGATAGCCGCCGACCTGCGGACGCAACTGCTCCCCGATTTCAGCAGTGACCCTACTCTTCGCGTGGAGTTTGACCTGACCCGGGTGCGCGTGCTTCAGCCCGATATGGATAAACTCTATGAACGCATGAATAAGGCCGTCAACGGGGGCTGGGGGCTGGTGTCAGATGCGCGGCGGGCCGTCGGTCTACCCGTGGGCCCCGAACATGATGTTTATCTGCGCCCCATGATGATCGTGGAAGTGCCAGTAGGCCCATCGGCGGGCAAGTCCTTCTCGGGCAATGGCGTGGGACTGAAGCAGGCGGCGGCCTTCAGCGCTCACATGGCCCAGGTCCGGGCGCGGCTGGCCAAGCGCTTCGAGCCGAAGATCACCAAGTTCTTCGAAGGCCAAGCCCGCCGAGTCAAGGAGCGCCTGGCCGGAGTCCTGAAGAGTGGCGATGGCAAACAGGCCTTTACGGCCAACTCGCTTCTGCCGATCATCGAGGATGATCTGCTGGCGGAGACGCTGGCGCCGCTCTACCTCATGGCGATGGAGGAGGCGTGGGGAGTGGCTGCGGGTGCCTTTGGCCTGACGGAAGGGTTCAATGCTGGCAATCCGGCCATCCTTGCCGCGCTTGACGCTGGCAAGCAGCGGGCCCGGAACATAAACGGCGGGACGAGGCGGAGCATAGACGAAGCGTTGGCGCTCGGCACCGCCGCCGGCTACACGCTGCCCCAGATCGTCTCAGGGGTGGGGGAGGAGTTCGTGGGGATAACGGAGAGAGTGGAATCATATTATGCGGGCCGACCGGCAACCATCGCCCTGATGGAGACGACATGGGGGACCAATAGAGGGACGGGCGCAGCCTACCGGCATCATGGGATAGAGCTGGTTCAAATCGAAGACAACCCCGCATGTGACATTTGTGCACCTCGGAATGGCGTCATTATCAGGATAGACGGGGGGATGGCTGCCGCAGATATGAGTCATCCCAACTGCACCATGACTCTAGTGCCAATAATGGGAGGGAGTTGAGATGGAACATAAAGTTTTTCGCGGCCTCATGGAGGTCAAGGCTGACGGCGATCAGGGCCTCGTCCGAGCCGTCTTCGCCACGCTGAACGTAGTGGACTCGGATGGCGACGTGACCCTGTCTGGTGCCTTCGGGGATCAGAAGGTTCGCCTCGGGGCCTGGGGCCATGCCTGGCAGGAGTTGCCGGTAGGAAAGGGCACCATCGGCGAGGAGGGCGACAAGGCCATCTTCGATGGGGCGTTCTTCCTGGACACCGAGGCGGGCAAGGAGCATTTCCTCACGGTCAAGAACCTGGCCGAACTCCAGGAGTGGAGTTACGGGTTCAGGGTGCTCGAATCCGAGGAGGGCGAGTTCGAGGGCCGACAGGTGCGCTTCCTGAAGAAGTTGCGCGTCTACGAGGTCAGCCCCGTAATGCAGGCTGCTGGCGTGGAGACGATGACCGTGGCCATCAAGGGCGAAAAGGTCTGGGAGGAGACCGAGAACGAAATCCGCCATCGGCTCCGTGATCCCGGTGACTTCGAGGAGGATTCCTTCCGGCGCATCACCTTGAAGCGCGACAAGCCCCGCGTATTTGCCGTCGCCGGACGGCTGAAGGGTGAGACAACACTCACTGTTCAGTCGGTGCGCTTCCCAAAGGATGACGGCTGGACGATGGCAGAAGCCAAGAAGTGGATGGCCGACCATCCCGACTTGGGCAAGGCGGCGGACATCGACATCATAACCTTTGCCGATGATGTGCAGGCGGTGACTGAGCGCGCCAAGTCGTTCATCGCCCTGCTCACAGAGGAAGGCCATGACCTAACGGCAACGAAGCGTGAGTATCTTTCCGAACTCTCCGACGTCCTGACACGGTGTGCCAAACAAATCGGGGAGGCGCTGGACAGTGTTCAGCCGGAGAAGCAACCCGATCTCTTCGCCGAATACCTCGCGCTGAGGGCTCGCCTTCAGGGGGTGGCCGCCTAGTCAACCGAATAGTGCAGAGCGTAGTAGGCCCGTCTTAGGTGCGGGCCTTTTCATTTGGAGGAGAAGATGAAGAGTTCAAGGGAACTGACAGAGGAACTGGCTGCAAAGCAGGCCAGGCTCGCCAAAGTCTTCGAGGAGGCAGGCAGCCCGTATGATTTCACGAAGTCCACGGACCTGACGGGCGACCTGCCCACGCGCACCGCCGAGGTGCAGCGCCTCCTCAAGGAACTGGAAGATATCGGGAAACAGCGCGATGAGGCCAAGGGCCTGGAGGACGCCCACCAGCGCGTCACCGACATGGGCAAGTTCCTCAACGATCCTGCGACGTCCATGCGCCACCCGTCGCCCGCGGATGGCGGCGGCGGCCAGAGGCAGGCTACGAAGAGCCTCGGCGAATTCGTCATTGAGCACGCCGAGTTCAAGGCGACGGCAGGCCACGCTAGGAAGACGTTCAGCATCGAGCAATCCGATGTCGAGTTCAAGACGCTCTTCCAGACCACCGCCGGCTTCCCGCCGGAGACCATGCGAACTGGCCGCGTCGTGGAGGCGGCCCTTCGGCCCATCGGGGTGCTGGACATCATTCCGTCCACGCCCACCGATCAGGCCGCTGTCGTCTATATGCGTGAGACAGTCACGACGGTAGCGGCGGCCGAGCGTGCTGAGGCCGGCGTTTACGCGGAGGCCGAGATCTCCTACGCCGAGGATTCCAGCACCGTCCGCAGCATCGGCGTATCGCTGCCCGTCACCGATGAGCAGCTTGAGGACGTGCCCGGTGTCCAAGGCATGATCGACGGCCGGCTGCTCTTCTTCCTGCGCCAGCGCCTGGATGGCCAAGTTCTGAACGGCAGTGGCGGGGCTCCGAACCTGCGGGGCATCCTGAACGCCGTAACCATCCAGACTCAGGCCAAAGGCGCTGACCCCGTTTTCGACGCCATCCACAAGGCCATCACCTTGGTGATGGTCACGGGCCGGGCAGTGCCCAACGCCATCATCATGAACCCCAACGACTGGCAGGACCTCCGCTTGACGCGCACCGCTGATGGCATCTACATCCTGGGCAACCCGGCGGACGTAGGCGCGCAGCGGCTTTGGGGTCTGCCCGTGGTTGTGACGGACGCTCTCGCCGAGAATACGGGCCTGGTCGGCGACTTCGCTAACCATTGCGAACTGCGGCCGCGGCGGGCGGCTGAGGTCCAGGTGGGGTACGATGCCGACGACTTCACCCACGGCATCCAGACGATCCGGGCGGGTCTGCGGACGGCGTTCGTCGTCTACCGGGCGACCGCATTCTGTTCCATCAGTGGCATATAGCCCATAGCCTGAGCGGGAGACTGAGGGGCTGGGACAACTTGGCCCCTCAGTGCACTTAGAAGGAGGAAACAGAGATGGGGATCATTGAAGGAGGAGTCGTCGCACCGGGGGTGCGCCAGAACCCCTTCGCGGATGTCATCGGCGCATCAGCCCTGGGAGTCGCCGCCATCCTGGGGGCCGTCTGGGACAACGGCGCTCAGCAGGTCATCACCACAGGCATCAACCTGCTTGATCGCTCTCGCCGCATCACGGCTACCGTCGCTGCCAGCACGGCAGCCCATGTCAAGAATATCAGCGTGACCATCGGTGGCCTCGGGGCAAAGGGTGAAGCGATCACGGAGGTCCTGCCCGCCTTTACCGACAATACGCCAGGGACGGTGACGGGCTGGAAGGTGTTTAGTCGAGTCACATCCGTGACCATCCCCGCCCATGACGGCGCCACCGCCAACACCTCTATCGGCGCTGCTGGCGCGCCGGCGGTAGCTGATACCGACGGCATCCTGGAGGCCGTGACAGATAACGGTGCACCCCAGACCATCACCACCGGCCTGAATACGCCAGAGGTCCCGCGCAATATCACGGCGACGGCTGGTGGGACAGCGGGTGACATCAAGGCGATCCAAGTCGTGATCACGGGGACGAATGCTGAGGATCAAGTGATCACCGAAACGCTGCCTGCCTTCACAGTGAACACCGCAGGTACGGTTTCAGGGGCGAAGGCATTCAAGACCGTGATCCAGGTGGTCATCCCCGCTCACGATGGCACTGGAGCGACGACGGCCATCGGGTTCGGCGACGTGCTGGGCCTCGGCCACCGGCTCGCCCGCAACACCGTGGCAACGGCTTACCTGAATGACGTTCTTGAGGCCACGCCCGCGGTTCTTTTCAGCGCGACAGTCCTGGAGAGCAACACGGTTGACCTCGCCTCGGCCCTGGCCAGTGTCCCCGTGAGAGTTCTGCTCATTCAGACATAGGGAGGGTGTTATGGCCGTAACGGATGCGAACTTTGAGACGGTAACACCCGCCGCCCTGCTGAGCACTAACTCCCTCGTCGCGCTGGCGGCCATCGACACGGGACCTTGGCTATCGCTCGCCTATACCATCAAGGTCATTACCAACTCGGTCGATTGGACAGTCTTCGGGGCCAACGCAGCAGATTACAGCGACGAGCAGGTGGTCAAGGCGGAGGCGGCGGTGGCCGCCGCTGCGAAAGACACATATGCCGCGGCCCAGGCACCCTATCGCTACTACAGGGTCAAGATCAAGTCGACGACCCCTGGAAGTCACGGCACTGCCACGGTGGTGGGCATCGCCAAGGCGTCTTGATGGCACTGAAACTGGACTATCTGAGGGACAGGAAGGAGAGAAACATGGGACGTATCATTCCTGGTCGTCGACTCTGGCTAACCACCGACGGAACGCAGCTCGTAGAGGACGGGCACCCCGAGGCTCGTTCACTCTTCTGCGGGCCGAGCGATGAGATCAGCGAAGCCGACGCCGAACGCTTCGGCATCAAGGCCGAGCCGCCGCTCGAAGACAAGGCGGTGAAGTCCCCGCCAGAGGACAAGGCGGCAAGGATCATGGAGCCAGAAGTCAAACGACAACGCAGGAGAAAGGCTGCGAAGAAGAGGTAGCCAATGGCCATCACCGACCCCTACGCGACCGTCGAGGAGTATAAGGCCCGCATCGGCAAAAGCAGTGCTGGCGATGATGAGGCCCTTCTGGAAATATTGAAAGCCATCTCGCGTCTGATAGACCGTGAGTGCGGGCGCTTTTTCGGTCAAGACGCCGCGGTCGTGGTTCGGCTCTATGACGGCAATGGGCAGTCACGGCTTTACATCGATGACGTGGTGACGACCACGGCGCTTGTGGTCAAGGTTGACCTAGACGGCGATTATGACTTCGACGGGGCCGATGAGACGCTGACCGTGGGGACACACTTCTGGCTAGGCCCGGCCAATGCGGACAAGGGGCCGGAGGCGATGCCCTTCCGTTACCTGGAGATTGTGCCCAACAATGGGTGGCTCTCGCTCTGGCCGACGCAGGCGCGGGCGGTACAAATAACCGCCAAGTTCGGCTGGCCTGCGGTGCCAGGTGCCATCAGGGAGGCGACGGTCATGATCACTCATGAGATCGCAGATGTGCAGAAGGCAGGCCCGAGCGCCGCGCTGCAAGACATCGACAGCGCCGTCCGTCTATCGCCCACCGCCTTCAGCATCGTCCAGCGCATCAAGCGAGAGTATGGATTGGGAAGCCCCTGGTTCGTCTGATGTCGAGTCTACAAGTCGAAATCAAGGGTCTGGACAAACTCATGGCCAAGTTAGGCAACGTCGAGAAGCCCATCCGTCCGCTCCTGGAGAAGGCCGCCAAGTTCGCGCTGGCCCAGGCGCAGGTATTTGCCAAACCCCACCCAGCAGACAAGGGGACGCTGGCGAAGGGCCTGAAGTTCGAGCTCGCGGCCGGCGCGGTGACGCTCCATGCGCGAGTCTTCCCGGTTGCCGCCATCGTTGGGATCGCCAACGTGGTCGAAGAGGGTCGCAAGCCGGGGAAGCAGCCGCCCTATCAGGCCCTCGTGCCCTTCGTGCAAAGCCACGGCGTCACGATGGGACCGGCTACGGGAGAAAAGGCGATAGCCTACTTGATGGCGGTAGGCATCAAGCATAAGGGGACGAAGGGCGTCCGCTTCATGGCGAAGGCGGCTGACGCGACGGACAAGAAGTTGCCGGGGCTAGTGGCAGAGACGGTCAAGGAAATGGAGAAGGACTGGAGAGCCTAGACTCTCCAATAGAGGGCCGCCAGATTTTGATTGTGGTGCCTCTGGGGGCAAGTTTGGGGGGCCAGAAATGACCAAGAGCAAGAAAAGGCAGAAGGAACAGCGCAAGGCCAGGCAGCAGAAGAAGGGCCAACCCCAGAAGACAACCATGGGGAAGCAGGGCAAATAGATGTCATGGTCTGACGCTCGCGCACGGATCGCAGCACTCTTGGCGACGGTCTCCATTACCGAACCGATTGAGCAGACCATCGAGCGCGTTCATGCGACCCCGCCGGCCAACGTCGAAGACCTGCCCTGCTTCATTATCTACCCGCCCGCCCTGAAAGTAGAACGTGGCTCGGCCCTTCGCATCAAGACATACACGGTGCGCCTTCGCCTGCTGGTGGGCGATGCAGATATGGAACAGGCGGCAGACTTGGTGGATGCCTACCGCGAGGCTGTCATCGATGTGTTCGACACCGACACGAGACTGAGCAATAGCCAGACACGGATCACCGGTCCATCGGCGGAGGAGGCTGGGAGCGTGCAATACCCGGCAGGAACTGGGGCATGGTTCACCGTCGTGGATTGCTTCCTGACGGTGATTATCGAAGAGCCGAAGGACTTCGGCTAAGCAAAGATAGGAGGCAACATGCCAACGACTAGGACATTCCGCAAGATTCAGCGGGGCAAGGAGACTAACAGGGGAGACGCTGTCGCCGCCACCGCCCGCTGGCTGGGCAACATGACGCTGCGGGAAGCCAACAAATACTACATTCCCGACTACCCCTATGGCATTCTCTCGCAGTATTTCACGCCCGGTTTCCAGGTGGCGAAGGCCGCCGAGATCGCTTATGCCAGCGACCTAACCTTTGAGGAGATCGTGGACTTCCTCATCATGGGCCTGAAGGGCGGCGTATCCCCGACGGGCGCCGGTGCCGACAAGACATGGGTGTTCACCCATAGCGTCACGGCTGACCCGGCCCCGACCACATTCACCATCGAACTCGCCAACAGTGACGGGAGCACGACCTATGGCCGGGAGATGGAATACTGCTTCGCCAAGAAGCTCGGCATCACAGCAGGCATCGATGAGCCGATGAAGTTCACCGCCGATGTGGTGGGTCGACAGGTCACGGATTCCACGCCGACGCCTTCTCTGGCATTGCCCGCCGCCTGGGAAACTGCCCAGTCGAATCTCCTGAAGGTCTACATGGCCAACACTTGGGCCGGGTTCCCTGGAACGCAACTCAGTGGCAAGGTCGTGGATATGGCCCTGGACGTGATAACGGGGCTGAGCGAGGGGAAATATCTCTCCGGCAACCTCTATTTCGACGCCTACAAGCCAGGGGCCGCGCTTGCCGACCTTACCATGACCCTGGAGTTCGATGCCACCGCCGACGCCGAGCAGGAGTTGGTCCGCAGCCGTGGCCTGCGCTTCGTCCGGCTGGTCGTGCTGGGAAGCGCACTCGGGGGCTCCGCCAAGAAGGTGCAGATCGACCTCTGCTGTTTCCATGCCGAGGATTCCATTCAGGAGATGTTCGGCGACAGGGAGGGCACCGATACTGTGAAACTGCACCTCCTGGGAGCCTATGACCCGACGGCCGCCAAGGATATCGAGGTCACGGTCGTCAACAGTCTTGGCGCGATCTTGTAAAGGAAGGTGGAGCATGGCAAAGACAGACAGCAAGATGCTCATCTGGAAGGGCGGCGGACCTTACCCCGGCTGGCCGGCCAGCGACCATGAGGAGCCGGACTCCGAGGTCTATCAGGCCAAACTAGCCTCGGGCCTCTACCGGACACCCGACAGTCAAGAGGATGCCAACCTGGAGGCCGAGAGGCGGGCGGCGAAGGCACTAGCCAACGCTCAGGCGGCGAAGGCAGCGCAGGAAGCCGCTCAGCGGGCACAGGAAGCCTCTGACAAGGCCCAGAGGGAAGCAGCCGACCGAAAGGCCGCGGCTGAGGCGCGCCTGGCCGCAGCGCGGGCCACGTTGAAGGAGGTGGATCGTGGCGAGAGTTAGTCTGACGACGCAAGTCTCCAGTCGCCCTGGCACGGTGGTTTCCTATGAGGCGGTGGCCGCAGCCAACGACGCCATGTTCGTGAATACGGGGGAGGAACTTGTCCTCATCAAGAACGCCAGCGGCTCATCGGTGAACATTGTGGTCGAGACGCCGATGACCGTGCTCTCGGAGGGTTTGGCCGTCGCGGATGAGGCCTGTACCGCTCTGGCCAACGGTGCCGAGGGATTATATGGCCCCTTCCCTACAGTCGCCTTCAACCAACCGTCAGGGGCGGACGTGGGAAAGGTCTACATCAATGTCGATCAGGCCGTGACCATTGCGGTGGTCAAGGCAGGGTCGCTGAGTTAGCAAGGAGGCTTTATGCGACATCTCATCCTGGAGGAGGAGCTTCACCGTATCGACCTGGGCGACGGGGAATGGGTGGACATCAAGCGCTATCTCTGTGTGGATGATGCGGTTTTGGCCGAATCCACGCCCAGTAAGACCGCCGCTACGCTTAGAGCATCTATCAAGGCGTGGTCTTTCATGAATGGCAATGGCGAACCTGTACCGGTAACGCCGGAGACGATCGGGCGAGTATCGATTGAGACGGCGCAAGTCATCCTTGTCGAAGTCAACAGACTCAACCCTGTGCGGACGGTGATCGACGAAAAAAAATCCTCACCCGTCTCTACCGGGCCATCGAGAA